TTTGGAACAGGTTGCAATGGTCGAGCTCCACAAGAACGTGCAACGGACACTCCAGCCGTTACTTCGGCCAGCTGTTTTCACAGTGCACTTAGACATCAAACGGGATGACGGGTGTTTCGGGGTGGAACGCCACAAGTGGCGCTGCTGCCTGTTGGCGGCCGGGCATCACTTCCGCCTCCCCCTATCAGGTGCGCCAATTCCACACAAACCCACAAGCTGCTCTAGCGAGTGGTAGCAGAAAAGGTTGGCCCTCCACTGTCTCTCCGGCAATCCTTCATATCTTGTGGTACCAAAGCGTACCAACCCGTTGTGGTGCTCTTTGACCTGCCGAATCAGGCCAAGAGGAACAGCACGTAGCCCTCACAGCTACCCTCGTATTTATTATGTCGCGCCCCCACCGGCCCGCCTTTCCACTAACGCGTTTCCAGAACTGCGCCCGCTGCAATGATACCCCAGCAGGTGGTGTTTCAACCTAGCGCTTTCGCTTCAACATTTTCGCCTACCGCTTTCCATCTTGGTCTACTCACCAGTCTCCCAGCTTTCTACATTCAAGACATAATCACAGTAGTGATGAAGAAGTGACCACGAATATCGAAAACAGGTACATCAGACAATTCGTAAGTGGTCTACTCGCTTGCTTTCCAAAGGTACTAACAAGCATTTCGACGTTCACAAACTACTATTCTAATGCAACCAACGATAGACGCGTCTCCCATCTTCATCCGCTACTACTGCATCCACTACACGCTCGTCCGGTAGCCAGAGTCGGGACACTCTATCATGACATGAAGACTCGTACTGCATCTGCTCAGCCGGTGTGTACCCATAAGCAAGCTCAACCTGCCGGCGAACCGACCATGAGATCTTAGGGCAAGCGTACTGACGTCGCTTTAGCAAATCTTTGTCAATCAGAATTCCCTGCCTCCAACGTGCTTCAACATCAAGGATGGCATTTCCGCTAACAGCATTGTATACCTCCCAGGCCAATGGCCCGATCATGGGTAACTCCGAGGAAACAAACAACTCACACATTGCCGAACCCTTAAGATATCTACGATAGGTATCTGGGGGGACAAGTGCGAAGCGGTTCGTAACTCCGAAGTTGGCAACCGCTCTCCATGGGTCACGACAAAGAACCCATCGCCCATCATCCAGACAAACTGGACGAGAACGACAGAACTCAATGTCCCAGTAGTTGTGGTGGTCTAGTCGCACCTCATTACCGGTCAGTGAGAACCCATAGGTTAGCATCACCCTACACATCTGAGCAAAATCGCAATCTCCTGCCTCCACAAAGAACAGTGCATCGTCGCCATCACAAAGCATATCCCATTTCTTGATCCCCATAAATCTAGCACAGGTAGACACCAACACGTAATTCAACAACGAATTACCCATCCCTGTGTCTACATCTCCAGACATACGGTTCCCGCGAATATGGTATTTAACTCCAGATGAACCAACGCCTACATTGTTCAATTGCATCTTCAAGAGATCCCTAAACTCCTTGTTGTTAGGAAAGCACTTTTCATAAATCGAATGGATACAACGTAAATGGGTCACCCCAACACTTGCATCAAAGCTGCTTGCATCCAAACTAATAATAACAGGACGAGCGAACTCTGCTGCCTTAGCAACAATCAGTTCAGCTCTCCCATAATTATCAAGTCCTTTAGCAAAGACCCTCGTGCGCTTAACACCACGGGCCTCACCCAAAAAGTGACACAGCCTCCTCTCAATCGGTTTAAGGAATCGCGCAATCCACACATTGAACCTGGGCGTACGACCCTGAATTGCCCTCGGTTTCTTCTCCTCCGCTCCAACACCAGTGAGCTTGTCGGCTTTCACAAACAAGCTAACCCTAGCGTCACGAGCATCGAAGGGACGTTGCTGTATGCTGGCAGCCGCCTCGGCATAGCGTCTACGCTTAGAATCTGAAAGAGCCATCACAGCCTCCTCCAAACTTAACGCATCCAATCGCCGAACATACTTAAACGCCCGATTCACCGTGGCTACAAGATCATGCACTCTCTCACTACCAAGACGTGGTTGCTCAACAAACACACGTCTAGCCAAGCTGGCCTGTTCCGTACAGAAACACTGCGCATGCATTGTGCTAAACGTGCGATCCCCAATTTCTCGAAATGGTCTGCGGAACCACTGTTGACGACAATACCCCTTACCGTATCGGTCTATACCACCGCGTGAGCAGTTTGCGACATAGTCGCCGGCGTGAAGACTTTCAACAAGTTCGGGGCCACATCAACGCCTCGAAATCGCTCCCCCCGAGACCATATATTCTCGGATGGCATCAAACCCATGCAGCGCGGCATCTACCCAAGATGCATATGGCGCGTGCCGTACGGAGTTACCAAAGCTCCGTGCGGTAAGAAGTGCTCGATCACCCGCTAACATTTTCAGAGCATCAGTCTCCTCATCCGAGACAAGATACGCATCAATGACAGCGGCTGGCATGATCTTAACAAACTCACTCTCATCAACATGATGAGACTCTCGCCACGCAATTGCCCGACCACACAACATGTGTAGCAAAGACAAATCACGGAGCTTGAGCACAGCATATTGCCTCAAATGAGCTGCGAGCTCACTCCTCCTGCTTGAGTTTACGAAGATAGGTTCTGGCAGTTCTACCTCCACACTGCCGAACATAATCCTCTTGGAGCCACCTTGGGAAGGCCCTCCCCTGTCACATCCACCTGCAGCCACTGTGTTCCGAACACTCGCTTTGATGGCTGATCCTGCGAGGCCGTAAGCAAGTCGGGCCGAAACCAATGAGGCAACAACGATCCCAACTCTACCCACAAACCCACGCCACAACCACCTCCGCAA